CATTTGAAACTTTTTGTGCGCGGCCGGCGGGTTGAGTGCCATCAGCGACACCGCGTTGAACAACGCCATCACCGGGTCGATCTTGGCCGAGCCGGAAGCCTGCTTAGTGATCAGGATCGAGTTTGCCCGGGGCTCGACGCGGCAGTTGGAGACGCACCACGCCATAAGCGGTTGCTCAGCGTGCTTCAGCTTCCCTTCGGCGAGGCGTCGTTCAGTAGTCTTGATAGCGCCCCCGAGCTTCCAACCCTGGCTGATACCGACGATCTTGTCTTCGGGAATTCCCCTTGAGACTAGTTCGTCGAAGATGGCCCCGATCCCGACCGGGTCTACGCCGATTTTATCCAGGAGGCCGGATTCGTAAACGCGCTCTACGATGTCGCACACTTCCGTGACATCTTCGCCTATGCGTTTCACTAGAACTAAATCTTTGTCTCTGCTGAAATCGTGGAAGCGCGAGGCCTCCTGCTTGTTCCGGGCAAGCGCGGAAGGATGCGCCCATGCGCCGGCCCACGTAAGCCAGTTTCCGGTGTCCTTCTCCCTCCCGACCAGGGAGAGCCCTAGCAAGTCGTCCAGGCCGCCGCCGTCGATCCCTACGTCGATCACCTCGCAGCGGTCGAGCATTGAATCGAGCGTAACGCTCTTGTCGGACTGCTCCTGCCAGAAGTCCGCGCCGGCCCACCGGTCAGAGCGCAGCGCCAGGCCGATCTCAATGTTCAGAAATTTGCTCAAGAAGCCGAGGACCGATTCTTCGCCGGTCTCCTGAGCTTTGGAATATTCGCGCTCCAGGTAACCGCGATCGACGGAATAACCCATGTTCGGGTTGACGACGTGAAAGTTTTCCGCGTTGCGCGCTTCGCCGGAATCCAGCATGTGCTGTGGGAATTCGTAGATCACCGGCAGGAAGCGTTTGTCGTCGATCCGACCGTCGCGCACGCCTCGGGCGTACATAAGCTTTTGGCGGAACACTCCCGCAGGCGGTTTATCAGATTGCGTGGTCAAGTAGATGATGCAACCCTCGGGCCGGGCAATCAGCCCGCCTGTCGCTTCACGGAACATGTTTTCCGCGTTTGGCATGGCGCCGAACTGATGAATCTCGTCGATCAGCACGAAACTGGCTTTCTTGCCCGACACGGTGTTCGAGTCAGCCGCTACCACTTTCAGCGTGGCGCCTGTGCCGCGGTGGGTGATCGTGCGCAAGTGGTCCTGCACCTGCAGCAGTTCGGCCAGTTCGGGGTCGTGCTTCACCATGTCGCGCGCGGGCGCATACGCGTTATTAGCTACTTCAATAGTCGGCGCGAGGATGATCATTTCCGCAGACGTTCGCCAGTTGCGGATCAGCAGCGTCAACATGATGGCCGCCGCGATCGTCGACTTGGAATTCTTCTTCGGGATCGTCAGCATGAATTCTTTGATGTGCCGGATACCCGAGTCCGGGTCGTAGGCCCCGAACACAGAACCCGCGAAGTCACTGACCCACGGGGCACATGCTTCGCCGATGGTCGGGCTACCCGGCGCGTCGACGATCCGAAGCTGCTGCATAACGTCCAGTCCGGCTAGGGCTTCATCAGGGAAAAGTGGCGCACACGGCAGGAGGCTACGCCCTGCGACGATATCGGCTTCCCATGTTGGGTTCCACGTAGTCCACTCAAGCTGCATATCGGTTCGCCTCGTAATAGAGTTCGTTCCACAGCTCAGTGAAGTTGGCCGGGAGGGTATCGCGCTTCAGGCGATTATCTAAACGCCAGAGCGGTTGCAAGTTTTTCAGGTTCCAGCACATCTTGAATTCCAAGGAATCCTCTGATTTAGGGCGGAAGAAAGACACAGGGATTATGTGATCTATCTCTATTTCGCCCGCCATGAAACGTTCCCACGTCATACCTTCGGTGAATTGCCGTTCAAGATGTTTATGCAAATCCGCCGCACTAAAAGATAGGAGTTTAATCCACGAAGCGTCTAGCCTAGCTCTTCCAAGGCTGTTTCGCACGGAGCTGGAAACCCGCATATGAATAGCAAAGGCTGGATCCGTACGCCTCTTGATTTTCTGCTGGGCGAGTTTACGCGGAGCATTTTTAGCGTAATAGGCTCTTGCTCGTTCCCTTAATTCTTCGGGGTTCTCCCTAGCCCTCTTAGCGTGCGCCGCCCGTAGACAATCGACGCATGAAGCCGTAAGCCCATAGCTGCCGCAGGAAGATTTATTGAAATACGCGCGAGTGGCCGGGAGAATACTTGCGCACTTAGAGCAACACTTTTCCAGGGGCATGCTGCTTGAGATTCTCTCCTGTAGACGTGCTGCAGCCTCTATCTTGCGCACCTGCTTTAGCGCCTGCCATTCGTCCGTAGCTTTTCTAGCCCTCCTCTTGGCGACCTCCGAATCTCTCTGGGTATGGTATTTCGCCTTGGTTTGAGCATTCCTGCAAACTTTACACAAGGCTTTCCTCCCGTCCGGGTATTCTTTCCCTACGGGGTACTCAATTCGTGGTTTTGCTTCGGAACACTTTGTGCAAACTTTTAGTTCGCTGAGGAGGGTTGGTTGTGTAGAATTCGCTGCAGCCATGAAGCACCTCAGATGCGGATCGGTAAGAAACCCCGTAGGTGTTAGCGCACCGCGGGGTTTTGTCATTCTACTTCTCGGTGTTGTTCACGACAAGCTTCGGCGGTGCGGCCAGGGCGAATCTTCCGCCGGCCGACGCGCCTTTCGCTGCATCCGTTAGTTTTTCCTTCTTGCCCTTCTCCCCCATCTTGGCGTGCTCAAAGGGCAGCAGCGCTTTCGCTGCTTCGAGCCTAGCCTTTACCCCGGCCTTCGGGCAATTCATCAGTGCGGCCAGGAAGACTTTCGGATCGTCAGTTTCCGGAATTTCGACCGTCACAATATCCGGTTCGGAAGGGTCGCCGGTAGCCTCCGGCTTACCCGCGGTTCCCGCCTTAGTACCAATGCCGATGGCGGCTAGTGCCGCCACGATTGCTGGGTGTTTACGCATACGATGGCCCGCAGCTTTGGCGGTCTTGGCGCTGAGTCCCGCGCTGATTGCGGCTTGCTCAGGCTTCTCGCCACGCAGAGTCGCCTTGAAGAAAAGTTCTTGCGTTTCGTTGAGCATTGCGTCGGTCCTGTTGTTACTCATGCGCCTAGGCTAACACGGGTAACAAAGCATGCAGGTTTTATTCCCTCTCGAAGGGGTCGGCGCGATCAGGGCAGGAGGTCGGCCCGTAGCACGCCAACTCCCCCCGGTAGTGAGAATCCGTCGCATTTGGACGCCATTTTGCACCAAATCCGTGCAGAAACGCGCTTGAAGCACGTCACTCACGTCGTTGCATGGGTTTCACTCGCATTTGAGTCATGCATTTTGCACGAAGGCTGCGTCGAACGCGCAACCGTTGCGGATCAGCCTCTACGCGCAGTGCCTACGCCTTCGGCTGCTGTCTTGACGCTGTGGCATGGCTTGCATAGGGCCTGATGATTAGCCCGATCCCAGAACAGCGCCTGGTTACCCCGATGGTCAACGATGTGGTCGACCACGGTGGCCTCAGTCACCTTGCCCTGCGCCTGGCACATCACGCAGAGAACGTTCCTCTCCAAGAACTTCAGCCTGTAGCGCTGCCACTTCCCACCGTAACCGCGCTGCGCTGTGGTCAGCCCTTCACGCCATGCGTCAGGGTTCAGCATCTGCACCGACTGCGTACTGACCTCACGCGCACGAGTGGGCTGCATGGTGACCCTAGATTTTGTCATTACGCCGCGCCCACATATCAGCTAGCGTTGCGGCGTTTAGCTCGGCCGGTCGACTGTTCAGCCCTGTGCTGACCTTCTCACCTTTGCTTAGCGTGTAGTCAGCAGGGTTCAAGTGCGACGGCCTAGCGTTAAGCGCCTGTGGTGCGATCTGAGGCTCGCTAAGCTCGGGAGGCTGTCCCTGTGCTACCAACGCCTCTAGCGCCACGCATACGCGCTCCAGCAAAGCGTGGTTGCCTGTTTGCAACTCCACGTCTACACCGAACGGCAAGACCAGGGGTTCGACTCCCAGCTTATCCGCTAGGGGGCTGATCACTTCCGTCAGCTCGTCGATCACCTTTCCCGTCGCAGGGTTCGATAGCTTGAGTACCAGTAATCCTTTGCTTGAGTTCTTCGAATCGTTCATTGGCTAGGTCCAATAGTTTTTTGAGTTTCGCCCGACGTCGAGCGCATCCGGAACATGCCATGGGTTCCGCTCCTGCGGGAAAGGTTCTCAGGATAACCCTTTTCGCAATAAGCGCACATCGACCAGCTATCGGCGTTACGTCCAGTGGTCGTGATCATCATTACGCGCAATTTCTGCGGGTTTAATCCTTTCCTTCAAATCCGCAAAAAACTACAAAAACCCCGGTTGCTACATTGCTACACTACTACACCCCTAAAGGGGGTGATGTAGTAGTTGTAGCAGAACACTTAGCACCTTCCGCTACAACTACAAATAGCTGAAAGTAGCGTTTGTAGCAAATGTAGCAGCAATCTTTGCGGATTCGCATTTATTGCGCATTTCCTTCAGGCGGCAAGGAAAGCACACCGGGCATGTTTTCTACCAGCAAACCATCCTTTACCAAGCCTGTAATCGACCTGGCCGCTACCGATTTACGCTGATCCCTGGCGCCGGAATCTAGGGGCATTTCAACCAACATCGCGGCAATCAGCTCCTGCGTTGTCACTTCGCCTCCAGGGTTCAGACCGACCAAGTCGTGCGCCATGTCGAACGCCAAACGCTTGTTCTTACCGGTGATCCCTTTATCGTTCTTCAGCTTCGGCGATACCTCACAGAACTCCACGATACAGCTAGTGATGTCGTCACCATCCTCATCCTCGCCCAAGGTCACCGTGTGCAGCTTGAAGCCCATAGAGGCGCCATCCTGTCCGTCCTTCAGCTTGGTCACCTTAATAGCCCGATCGTTTTCCTTTCTGGTGATCTCAAGTTCCACGTCAGCCGCAGCGCGAAGCCCTGACCATCCACGGGCGCCTTTGCCTGCGTCCTTACCGCTGTGGTGGACCAGAAGCACCATAGCGCCGGTCTTGACGTTGATACGCTTGCACTGGGCCAAGGCGGCGCCTACATCCTTGCCACTGTTCTCATCGGCGCCCGGCATCACCTGGGCGAAGGTATCCATAACGATCAGATCGTAGGGCTCCCGATCGTTGATCTCTTTTATGAGGTCTGAGACGTCGCCGGTAACGGTCAGGTTAGGGATGAAGTCGCTGATGTAGTCGACCTGGAAATCACCGGGAGCTATACCCTGTTGGTGACAGTAGGCATCAATACGCTGCCGGAAGCCTTGGGCACCCTCAGCGACCACAATAAGCACTCGCCCTTGGGTCACTCGCTTGCCGCACCACGTATCAAGTCCGCGGGAGATCGCCGCACAAAGGTCGTAGGCCAGGAAGGATTTGCCTGAGCCTGATTCGCCGTAGATAACGCCGAGAGTGGCTTTAGGCAGGAAGTTCTTTATCAGCCAGGGGATCTTCTTAAAGCTGCTAGTGAACTCGGACTGCGAACGGATGTTGTACTTGCCGCCTTTAGGCATTGGCAACGCTTCGAACTCGTCCGGGGAGGCGGTATCCACGTCGATCGGGCAGCCTTGGGCCTGCGCTTCGCGGAGCACCGACCAGAAGGTCTTCTCGTTGCCGGTGTAGGCGCCGAGCGTCGCCCATTTATATCTAATCTCATCCGGACCTTCATAGTCGGCGCCAAGCTGGGACCATTCGTCCCATAGCCATTCGCCCTCGCCTTCAGTCTCGTGGTGTAAGGCGGAACCTATAGCCATCCAGCGACGGTAATCGCCAATCGCCGTGTATTGCAGTACGACCTTTATTTGTTCGTCGGTAAGCCCTACGCGTTCCTTGTCACTCTTGCCGATCGATACCTGGCGGATTACCTTCGGTCCGAAACGCTTTTCGCAGGTTTCTAGGAGCAGGGCGGAAGGATGGGATATCTCATTCTCACAGCCAAAGTCGATAGTGTCGGCGGTCATGTTGCCGGTGAAAGTGACGAACCGCGACGACGCGTAAGTCTCAAATCCAAACGACCCGTCGTCAGGGTGCGCGTCGCTGCGATCCCCGAGATTGCCTCGGACGAAAGCCCGGACGCCAGTGCCCGAAGGACTGATCTCGGCATACGTCCCGATAATCAGGCGTTCTACTTCCGGATCGATCGAGCCGTCCTTTACGCAATGGTCAAAGTCGAGGGCGGTAACAGGGCAGCCGTCGACCATCGCTAGGCCAACGCCTTCCATGCCCCGCTGGATAGCAGCGGCCTTCGCCTCCTCAAACGTCACGAGGAGCGGCATTTCTTCCGATGAACCCTGGCCGATCTTCTTGCCGCGCACGCCAGGGAACCAACCGCGCTTTGTGCCTGACTTGGCGTAGTGGGGAACCTTGAGGTCTTTCTTTCCGGGCTTTGGGTTTGGTTCGAACTTCCATACGAGCCACTGTTTAAGCTCGCGCAGTACAGCAGGAGCCTGGAGCTTATCCAAGTTCGATGATTCAGAGACTGGCATCATTTGAAACCCCGTAAGGAAGGGTGTTAGTACGCATCGCGAATTTCTCGGTCTTCACGAGCTTCTAGCATCGCTTCGGCCATGTCGTACGCTAGTCGCGCATACTTTTCCTTAGCGGAGTCAAAAAGCATGGACTCACTGGCCAGGAAGCTACCTAGCTGAGTTTCCCTTAGGAAATACTCCAGGGCGATACCGGCGAAACGGTCAAGCGCTTCCATCTCTTCTTTTTCTCTTCGCTCTAGCATGGCTAGGCTCCTTATACGTCAGACGAGAAGTTAGGCTCGGCGAGGGCAGCAGCGTACTTCGGGTTCATCAGTTCAGCACGAGGGATGCCGTACAAGCTTTCGATCTCGGCGATACGATTGAGGGGGACGAAGCCCTGCGCTGCCCACTGCTGGACGGCTTGAGGCGAGACGCCCGTCTGCCTCGCTAGCTCGGAAAGGCTGCCGGCCTCAACAGCAGCGGCCAACACGCCGTTATAGGAGATGGCGCGGTACAGCATATTAAGGATGTGACCGTGGATGTTGCGATCGAGGGCGCGTTCCAACAAAGCGTTCAGTTTCTTGTCCATCGTGGTTCCTGCTTCTGTGTGTAGGGATTTGTCGGCAGGGTACGACAATCGACAAGCTATTTCAAGCGATGAGCGGTAGGATACCGTTCGTCGGGTGTACAAGCAATTACAAGCATATGTACTAAGCTTCTAATTACCGAATAGAGAAACGGTGCAGTAAGGGCACGGACGCTACCCAAACTAACTTGAGGTAGCACATCATGAAAAATCTAGCAGTGGTATTCACCGACCTGGAAGAAGCCTACGAAGGCGTCGAAAACGTATCCCGGGATTTCTTTCTGGTCCTGCGTGAAGAAGACGTGAACGACGTTGAGCACCTTGACCGCATCGCCGGAGAGGCGTACGACGCCAACGGCTGGAACCGCACCAAGGGGCGCCCTGCAGCAGGCGCAGACGTGAAGTCAGCACCCGATGTCGTCAAGCAGTACCTGTCCTACGCTCGCCGTGGGTTCGCCATGAACCTGGACGTCAAATCTTTCGACACCATGTACAAACTCAAAGAAGCGATCGCAGCGCCGAGGGCGGCAGCGGCTGCCAACGATGCGGCCAGGGTTGTTGAGGCGCCGCACCCTACCTTCGCCAAGAGCTCTACCTGCGTCGCCATCAGCGCGCTGTGGGAGCACCTGCCGTCGGATGCCCAAGCTGAGTTCGATAATGAGGTGCTGAAGCTCTTGGCGCGGTTCAGCAAGAAGATGCACGGCACCCTGGCCATGGACGCTACCGCGCAATAGTTATCCGGATAACCTTAAACTGACCCCGCTTCGGCGGGGTTTTTCATGCCTGAAGAAAAGTTGAGAAAGTCACTAGACAATACAAGAAGACGCTTGTACAGTTCGTCTCACACCAAGAGGATTCTTCCGATGCACAAGCCTAAGAAACCCAAGATGCCCAAAGTCAACACCAGCGACTGCGCCAAAGGTCAGATGCATGAGCCGGCGGCACAGCGATATGTGAAAACCATGCCAGGAGGATTTATAGCGTGAAGCCTCACATCAAGAAATTCGACCCGTGGATGTACATCTGCGAGAGCACGTTCTACGGAACAGTTGGGCACCGGCATAGCGCTTTCGGCTTCGGCAAGACTCCAGAACAGGCGTACGCAAAGTGGAAAGAGCACTGGGGCGTAAAGAAGGCTTTAGTAAAATGACCCTCCAATGCCCTAAGTGCGGTAACCCGGACGTGATACGCATGAGCAGCCTGCGCATTATCCACTGCCCGGATTGCCATACCGAATCACCCTGGCCGTTGAAGGACGGCCAGAAGCCTTTGATCAACACCAGCCGAGGAGATCGGAAGAAATGAGCAGGCAAGGTGACAAAGTAAATCGCGAACAGGCCGAAGCTGGCTTCGATCTATCAAAACGCCGGGCTTCGCCTAAGCAGCCTCTAAACATTGAGGCGGCGGCTAAGACCTTGGCGTCTTGCATGGACTACCCGTGGGAACACATGCCTGAACAGGGTCGAGAAGAAATGCGCAAGCACGCCAAGGCCGTGATCGAAGCAGCAATGCCGAAACCCTAACCGTTCGTCGGACCTACAAGCAATCGCAAGTTTCGTGTTGTATAGTTGCGTCACTGAAGCGAACAACACGGAGCAAGACGAAATGACTAACTTTAAAGCCCAAGACAAAGCACTGAAAGCAGCCCGTGCAGCAGTCAACGCGCTGACCTTCGGCACCAGCGAATGGGAAGCAGCAATGCAGGTTGTCCGGGGGCTCTGCGAGAAAGCAAACGCCGCCGACAACGCTATCTTGAACCATCGCTGTGACTTCAGCCGGTGAAGCCGGTTGTCCACTACCCTAGAGATGGGGTGACGTACATGAGAGGGCAATGCGGCGCTAGCTCGCTAAGCTCCTCGACTGACCTAGGAGCGGTCACGTGTCTCGCCTGCCTAAAATCGCTTACCGGAGAAAACGAAATGGCTTCGCCTAAAATCAGCTTTGAAGATTGGATGAGGGAAAACGGTGTTATCTGGAATCACCTACGCGAGAAGGAAAAACGCGAAGCCGTTCTGAAGTGGAAATCCGAGGCCAAACGGTGAACCGCTTCAAACCCCATCAGACCGTCCGCATCAACGACACGCAGAGCGAGTACCACAAGTGCCTGGCGCGTGTCGTGAAGGTCGGCCAGAAGAGCTACGACGTGGCCGTAGGGCCTACCACCATGCGCGTCGTCCCCGAACAACTGCTAGGAGTACGCAAGCCGTGAGTAAACTCTACTGTCCTGAGTGTGG